TTTCCATTTCCATCGTCATCGATGTGTGCATCACATACCGATCCGTCTAATTTGGTATATGAGAATTGTGAAGAATTAACTACTGACTGGTATCCTGCAATTGGATGATATAAAGGATTTTCGAACTTAACGGTATAAGACGCTTCTCTTCCGATGGATGGTGTTAAACGTTTTTCTAAAACTAAAGAAGTTTCGTTGCTAATAATAGATTGATCGGTATCATCAATCTCTCTTACAAACTTAGAATATCTTAAGTTTCTAGAAAACTTTTCTAACGAAATTGTTTTATAAGCAAGAATTTTTGCAACCACTAATGAATTTAAATCATTACTGCTTTTTGTTGTTTGATCCGAATTAAAGAAAACCTTAGAAGTTACTTTCATATAAATGTAGTTTGGATCTACAACATCGGGTATTATGCTAACTACGTTTTGATTCTTAATTAAGTTTTGAAGACTAATTTTTTCTTCGTTATTAAGCACAGTAGAGTTTGTTGGTTTCACAGCAACAAATACTTTTCCAAACTCTGGAGGGTTGTTGTCTTCCCCACCCCACACAAATACATCACTCGCATTAGAGTAGTTCGTTTCAATATAACTCTTGTAGTCGTTTGTAGTAACATTTCTATTCTGCGATTGGAATGCTTTTGGTGCGTTGAACTTAATAGAGTCTAAAGTTTCTTTACCTTTCCCTCCGTTAGATGATGTGACTACAGAAATATCTGCAACGTTTGATAGACTAGAACTAAAAGATCTAGAATTTTCTGCGTCTTGACTTCCTATTTCGTTTGCCTCTGTACCGTTGGTTACGATATAGTCAACGACAATTAAATTTCCATCTGCAACTGCCGCGCCCAATATTCCATCACCAAAATATATTTCATACTGTCCTTCTTCTGTTTCTTGTATGAAGTATACTTTACTCGTTGATGTGAGTGTAGTTATGTCCGAAACAGCAGTCCATGTATCAGCATACCCTGAAGTATTTGTTGTGGATGTTTGAATATTAACTGTTAGTCTAGAGGTATCTACATTTTTATCTGGAATGATAAATCTTTGTGTTGAAAGATTGCTGTCTACAACAAAAGAAGCATTTCTCCATGTTCCTTCAACTATACTAACGTTTCTGGCAATCTTTTGCGTACTGTTTAATACTTCAAACTCTTCTGCGTCTGGATTGGAAAATGTGTAAGAGACACCATCCTTTGCACCAATAAACTTTGTTCTTTTAGTAAGATAGGTGGTGCTTGAATCTGCGTTGTTGATTGTAACATCAATTAATGCCGACGATGTAGTAGATGAATTTGGAGTATATCCTAATGACTTTGCATGGGAAACGACTGAAGTTCTCTTTACTGCACTGTCTAGGAACATTTCATTTGCTACCATGTTATTGTAGAAACCTTGGTAGTGAGTTACATACGCCAAAAGGTCCATAAGAATAGAAGTACCAGAGCCTTCGAAGTTGAAGTCCTTGAATTCATCAAGTCCGCTTAGGTATGACTTGAGATTATTTTTGATACCAAAGAAATCTAAATCATTGATTTCAATTTTTCTTGAGTTTGTCATCGGATTCTCTCCATCGTTAGCGTCAAGTCTTCAACTTGGGGTGAGTTTATTATTTGATATTTGATTGTGATTCCATATGAATTTTGCACGACATTATGAAGAATTCTTACATCTATAAGTTTAACTCTAGGTTCATATCGTTTTATAACATCAAATATAGACTTCCTCATTTCTATTTTTGTTAGGGGTGTGTCTGGTTCAAAGAGCAGATTTCTGATGTTGCCGCTTATTTGAGGTTGAAAAGGTTTATCAAATTTGTTCATCAATATTAGATTCTTAACAGATTGTTTAATAGATTCTTTGTTTGATTTTTGCACGACATCGCCAGTGACAGGATGTGCTAAGAAATCCAAGTCTATGTCTTTATATCGTGATTTGTTTGATTGTCCTGCCATATTTTATTTATGCCGTTGTTTCATCGGTGTTTGTTTAATTGGTGCCCTAGTTGAACTTCTATAATTTTTCGTGATCTTTCCATCCACTCAATCGACATTTCCTCGTCAATATCATCTGCTTTAGACATACTACACCATTGCGCCATAACATATCCTATTGCTTGATTGTTTTTTCTTATTGGTAAGAACGAAAACGCCACGGTGTTGCTGTTTTCCATGAACTGCTTACACCAAGAATCTTCTAGATCAGATACCATGTATATGTGGGCATCATCTTCAAGAACTAATGTGAGTCCATCGATACACATCGACAGCATTAGATCTTGTTTGACCTCCCGTTCGCTGGAAACGCCTTTCCTCAGTGACTCGTGGGTGAGTGACTGTTTCTTCATCGAAACGCCATTTAAGAACTCGCCGCCGTTATGGAACTGTACTATTTGCGCTCTTGCACAATCAGTTTTTACTCGTAACTCGGTGAGTGTTTCGTGGAGTTGTGTGTGTACATCCCAATTACACGACTCTGGCATCTTTAAATTTATAGGAGATAATAATTTAATTTTTCTTTTCTTCATCAAGAAAACAACTGCTGATATTGCTCCAGCACCAATACCTGCGACAACTCCCCCTAATTCAAACCAAAATGTAGTGTCCATATAGTTATTTTCCTTATCCTATGTATCATATTATCACAGGCCGTTTAGTTTTTCTTTCATTGACACAGAAGCAATTTTGTCTATTAATTTTCCGGTGAAGCAAGGATCTGAAGAACCAGAAATCAATGCATTTCCTATGTTGTAATTTCTAACCGTGTTTGTTGCCGTTTCATATGACGCATTATCTGTGACGATCAGTCCAGAGATATCGGTTGACAAAGAATTAACCTTGGTAACATGAGTTGCCAACTCTGCATTAAACGAATCGCTGGATGCACCTCTACTGCTTTCACGTTCAACGAAGGTTTTGATTTGATTGTCAATTATGTCTTTTGCTCTTCCTAGTTTGAAAGATCCGGGTCCAAGAATACTATTGAAGATTGGACTAAAGTTGTCCTTGGTTCCTCCAGTAACAGACTCGCAAATAGAATTGTATGACTTTGCAACACCTAGAAGTCCAACGAGTCCGGGTTCAGCACTAGGTCCAGTTGCACCCAAGACAACTCCGGACAATCTGTTACTGTGTGTAAGATATGATGTAAGATTTCCATTAAAGGTGTTTAATGCTGTTGTTAGTGTACCAAAAATACCAGCAGTTACTGCACCCGCAATCAGTGTTATGGTGGTAGATGTTGATGCACTTGCTCCCTGAACACTAGATTCGTCGGGATTGACAAAGGCATTTCCTGCTGTCACTTGGTTCATTACAGACTTTTGTTCGTCTGTGAGTTTTACCGAATCAATTGTACATCCGTCTGTTGGTAGAATTCCCATATCAATCTCCTGCCTTTACTAGAGGCGAACCACTCGTTGCACTTTCGCCTGTTGAAGAGACATCTCCCTGTCTAACAATACCTTGTCCGTTTGCTCTTACTGTAATCGAACTTTGCATCATGATGCCAGGTTTTGGGGGAGTTCCGTGAGGAGTCAACGGAGAGTTTGCTAAGGTGACTGGTTGACCACCGACGCGAACATTTGTCGCACCCAAAGTAGCAAATGCAGCGAAAGGTATAGTAGGATCTGATGTTCTTGATATGGGTGATTTAGGCATATTTACTCCTAGTTTAGATCGATACCCGCCGTACCCTTGAGTACCATGTTACCGTTTGTCTCTATGTTAATCGAACCACTAGACTTCATCTCTATGGTTGCTGCGTCAACTTTAAAGTTTCCTGTTATGTCCTGTTCGACGTTACCCGTTATTTCCTGCTCTACATTTCCACCAACCACCTGTTTCACGTTACCATCCACTTGAATATCAGAGTCACCCTTTACATAGAATGTGCTTTGTCCATCGACGAGAATGTTTGCATTACCAGAAACGTGAACAAACTTTTTACCAAGCAATAATTCGTAATCATCGCCTATAACTTTTATAACTTTACTTCCGTCTGGATGAATCTCTTCAAACGTACCTGCTTTATGGTATGTGTGAATTCTCTCCGCACCCTCGGTGTCATCAAATTCTTGAACATGACCGCTTTCACTTTGATATACATGGTTTTTGGGATACTTTGCATCAAAGGGAGTTTCTGGTTCCGCCCAGTTATGATCTCCGGCTTCGTTAGCGGTAGCATGTTCTTTGTGTTCTCCTGCTGCCTCTATCTTGGACTGTACGATTGTGTCCGCAGTCAAACCCCTCGCAAGTCGGTTGGTGTCTTGCTCTTTCAGGAGTTCCTGTTTTGGATATACGCCGTTTGGATCGTTGAATCCTTTTCCGGTGTTCGGAGATTCCGGAGGAATTCCACCTAATGTCCCAAAGAAAACTGGTTCTTGACAATTCAAACCGTCACGGAAAAACCCCACAACCCAAGTCCCCTCGACAGGCCCTATTGGTGCATGTCCTATTCCGCTAATTGCAGCAGAAGTTACAGGTTGAATAGGCATCGCCCATGGTAAACTTTCAGTAGGTATATCTGTTTTATTTTCGGTGTGATATCCAAGACATCTAACCCTACACCTACCAAGGAATAGAGGATCTGCTCTATCCTCCACAACTCCCTGAAACCAAACAAAACCATCTGTACCCATAAAACTCATGATAATATATTTCCTGTTCCGCTTGGAAGTACGTTAGAATCCATAGTTAGATTTTGTGGAGTTGGGTTCATATTTGATTCCTTACATAATTTCATTTGCATCATGTGACCACGTGATTTATGAATGGTGTGTTTAATTTTTGTCACAACATAATTTCCTGTTATCATATTGTCGTTTTTAACTCTTCCTTGTTGATCTAAACCTTCGAATGAATTTACTAATGCAAAGACTTTATCGCCTACTCTTCTAGAAGTGTCGCCTGCAACTTCAATCTCTATATGATTTGATTCTAAGAGACACAACTGTGCATCGTGTCTCAGTAACCAATTTTGAACGTCATCGTTTCCGCTATTTTCTTCGCTACCAGAAGGCTCCCCGTATAAGTTTAAATGGCTAGGAACAAAGTGATCTCTTGAGTTTGTCTTGTCTGTGTACATATTGTTCTTAGGCATTATTGGACTGCCATTTAAACTTGGTTTCTTGTCAAAATCTTCCATGTAATTATATTCAACGGTGTCGTATGATTTAGTAATCATGTCATGAATAAGAATGTTAGAAGAAAAGGTTCCTTTCATAACTTCCTTGCTTCGATCAAATCCCCCAGCAGAAATCTTTCTTATGTTCTGAAATGATTTTTCCATGTCAATTTCAGAGTTAGGTGTTTCTCTAATAAAATCTTTAGAGTTGTCAACTCCATATATGTAAGTCTGCATAGGTTCACCCTCAAACATCGAACTTACGGATCTGAAATGAAAACCATCAAGATCTTGGTAAAATAGATAATCACAAACTTTTGTGTTTGCATCTGATACCGCTCTTCTAGAAAGCCAGTTGATAGATGTCAAGGCATTCCATGATGGTATTATTATATTTGTTTCTCCGAAGGTTTTTTCGTTTGTCACCAATTCTTTTCTTGTTTGGTTTCCTCCAGCATTTAAGTGATTTTTAAAAATATCATTTACTATATTTGATATACTGGACGTATAAGATTTAGAAACACTTGAGAATAGATTACATGCAAAAGTAGGACAAACAAAGTGTATGTCATAAAACTGAGATTGATTATTTCTAAGAGGCGCTCTGTCGATGATTTTGTCTATAAGAAATGCTAGTTCTATTTCTTTACCGGAACCGGGAGTAGCAAAAGTGATCATCAAAAATTCTTCTCCTGTTAGGGGGAAGTTTGCGACAATGTTAGATGCATCAATGTTTGAAACTACACCGGAAATATTATTTTGAAATATATCTTCACTAATTTGAAAAATGGCATATTGATTCATTATACTCATGTCAGTTCCGTTGGGAGATACTATACTGATATCTCTTAAACGAATGTCGTTCATTCTTAAGTATGAATCTGGATTTGCACTCGGTGATGTATTAGGAGATGATATAATATCCTCAAACATAATTATCTCCTGTTAATCAGTGTCTTAAATTCTTTAACAACTTGATCTAAGAAAGTTGGATTAAGCAATGATATCTTTCGTTTTTCTTCGTTTTTATTTTCTTCATTCTTTACGTCTGTTACGACATAGGTGCTTGATCCGCTTTCTACATACGAATATAAAAGAGTTTCGCCATATGTAACTCCACCAGATCCCATTGATATTTGTGTCGTTCCATTATATTTGGAAAGAGGATCCAACCACACCTTAGTGGTTTCATAACCACCACCAACATCATCATATCCGCTAAATGTAGATCCAGAATTTTCGAAGTGATGTAAAGATTGTGAAGATTCGGTAATTACTTTACGAACAGTTGCTTCACCAACGTTTTGACTTACGAGTGTTCCACCACTTGCATTATAGGATTTGATTGTATCATCAACACTGAACTCTTCTCCTGCGACTAGACCTGTTATTGTAATTTTGTTTAGAACAGGATCAAAGTCTCTGACTAAACCACCCCATCCAGTCGTTCCCGTTCCATCTGTTTTCACAATGGTATCATTCATTGCAAAAGATCCTGTGACACCATATGTGTCCCCGGAGGATCCTAAAAATAAAGTGATGCCTGGATACTTCTTCTTGATGTAATTTTCAAACTTATTTTGATTCATAGACCATTCAAAGAATGTATCAAATTTATCATTGAATAGCATTACTACCCAGTGGAACTCGGGAGATCCATATATTTTTTCTGATATACTTTCTGGTGTGTCTTCGTCTCTTACATAATAGTTTAGGAAAAATTCTGATCCAGTTTTACCCCCAGAAGAAAAAGCAACTCTTCTGAGAATATCTACCGCCATTACAGAACTTCCGGTAGCACCCGTAACACCATCTAATATGATTTTAGGAAAATTCTTAAAGTACATTATCAATACCCCTGTTCTACTAGATCTGAGTCAAGGAGAGACATTTCTTCGAATGTTAATGATACTAACATATTGGTAGGAGCGCCGTTCTTGAAAGTAGAGAAAGAACCTGCTGCTGAGTAGTCAACGTTAATTTCTCTTAAGGCACATCTACCAATTCTATTAATCCAGTCATTTTCTACAACTTCGCCAGATTCATTTACAGTTTGGTATTCTATTTCAAACTCAGCAGGGAAATTGTAAAACGCACCCTGTGCATATGTTTTGTTTAGAGTAGGATATGCATGTTTCTTGAATCTCTTTATGATCTGGTAAACTCTCTCAGATTCCTCTTCATTCTTCGGTGAAAAGTTAAAAGAGAATTCGAACTTACGAGATATAGGTTCCCTGAAAAGAAGTTGTTTGCGTGGGTTAGGAGCGATCCTAGCCCCTGCTAGGATAGCAGTATCAATGTTTGTATTCAACCCAAGTATACCTGCAAGACTGTCAATAACTTGAGGCGCCTTGGTAATCAATGATCTGGCTGCAAGTCCCTGCCAGTCATTGATAGCATTTTGTACGAAGGAAAGATCTTGCTGTTCGTATTCCATCAGAGAAAGTTGTTGAATTTTTTGAGGCATATAAAGAGCAATTGTATCTTTAGATTTTACTTTTGCCTCGCCAAATCTTGCTATTCTTCCGGTGTCTTCAAAGATCTGTTCGGACTGTTCGTAGAAATCATTAACTATTCCTGCTTCTGCATCTGCAACTGACTGCAAAGCACCTGATTGGTTTTCGGTTAGACTAAATGCCTCTGATGCAGCCTGTCCTGCTTCAAAACCACCCCATGCTCCTCCGAGAGTAGATAAGAACTGAACTACACCTCCGTATCTACCCAACCTTCCTGATTTTGCAAGAGCCCGGGATCCAAGAAATCCTCCTGCTGCACCACCTGCACCACCCGCTAAACCCCCAGAGAATATTTTAGATTCAGCCTCTCTAGCATCGGTTATTGTTTGTTGATCTAGTCCATCTATTCCTGCCTCGATATCAGAGTAAATATGAAATACAACCATATGTGTATGTTTTTCTGTACCAAGAGATATAGGATATTCTAGTCTGTCTGCTGTACTATAACGATCAAGACCACTGATGTTTCCAAAGTAGTCTGAAGTAAGGTTCTTAACAGAATCTCTTGCAGTAGGCTGATATGATTCTTGGTTTGACTGTCTGATATTGTCCAGTGGACCGAAATAACCAAAGTCGGGTAAATTCATTCCGGGTATTGACATGCGAGTTCCTCTCTATAAATGAACTACATATTATATATGGCATACAAAGGACGATATAAACCAAAACACCCAGAAAAATATATTGGGAACCCAACCAATATAATTTATCGTAGTCTTCTCGAAAGGCGATTCATGGTGTATTGCGACTCTTCTAAAAATATATTAGAATGGGGTTCGGAAGAAGTAATTGTCCCTTATAAATCTCCAGTTGATAATAGAATGCATCGTTACTATGTAGACTTTATTGTTAAGTTGCGAAATAAAGAAGGATTAACCGAGACTCTTTTGATAGAAGTTAAACCAAAAAAACAATGTTCTGAACCGAAGAAACCAAAAAAGAAAACACGAACATACCTGAACGAAGTTAAAACATGGGGTGTAAATACGGCGAAATGGAAAGCAGCGACAGAGTACGCCGAGAACAAGGGTTGGAAATTTAAAATTATGACAGACGAAACCCTGGCTCCATAAGTTTAGTATACATATTATATGGCTAAACAAAGCAGAATCCTAGAAAATCCAGATGCAGTCCTCGCAAGAAAAAACATCTTCGATGCGTTGGATGAACTGTTTGATGATACTGGAATTCCAAGAGGATCCCAGCAAGCCATGTCTTGGTTTAGAAGTCTTGCAAGACAGTTGTTTGATGAGACTGATGCTACCCCAGAAGAAACCTTCCTAAGAGATCCGTCAAGAATTATTCAAAAGAGCGGATACAAGAGGAGGGGTAACTTTTTCATCTTTAACTACCTACCAAAAGGAGCATCTAAATTAAAATACTTTGACACGATGCCTCTTGTGCTTTTGTTGGACTTCACAAAAGACGGATTCTATGGTCTGAATCTGCACTATCTACCAAACAACCTCCGAGAGAGATTCTATCTTTTAATCAGACAAAGAATGGTAGGTTCTGATGAGGATGAATTTGCCAGAATAAATATCAACTATGATACATTAAAATCTCAGAGGCAATTTAGACTTTATCGACCTTGTATTCGAAGATATAAGACTAGATATATTGGTTCTAGAATTTTAAGAATCACACCGAAGGATTGGGATTTTGCAATCCACCTTCCGCTTGAGAGATTTAAGAAAGCAAACAGAAACGTTGTATACACAGATTCCAGACGTAAACTAGCAGAAGAAATAGAAGGAAGTGCGGAACAGTAATGCCAATATTACCACCAGATTTTCAGAACAACTTATTAGAGATTGATACCAGTATCAATCTACCACTTGTTGGTAGTATTAGTCCTTTCGGAGACACTGGTTCTAGAGTACCCAATGGTGTTGACACTCTAGTGGCAATGATTACCAACAAAGATCTTGCATATCCATTCCGATACGAGATTTCTTTTAACACGGCAGATGCACTTTCTAATCTCAGACTCGCAGTGTCATGTGAAAATGTTTCTCTTCCCGGTAAAACAATCTCGACACAAGAGATCAAAACACACGGACCTGTTGATGACATGCCATATGAGGTTTCGTTCGCTGGTGACGTTGATGCAACATTCAAGGTTGCAGGAGATTATTTTGAGAGGAACTTCTTCGACTCATGGCAAAATTTAATAGTCAATCCCGGAACCAACAACTTGGGATACAAGGATTCATACTCATGCGAGATGGAAATAACCCAACTTGATTTGCAAGATCAACCAATCTACCACTTGGTTCTTGAGGACTGTTTTCCAAAGACAGTTAATCCTATTGAGTTGGGTGATGATCGAGAGGGAATTCAAAGACAGACTGTTTCGTTTTCGTATAGAAAGTGGAGATTCAGAAAACCAGAAGAAGTCGGATTCTTGCAGAGTGTAATCAACCGACTAGATCTTCGAGGAAGACTCAACAGAAAACTAGACGATATGTTTGGTGGAACCATTCCCATGGAACCAACTGCTATCGGTGGAACCGTCTTGAATCTTCCTTTTGGTTTGAACCCCGGACAACTAACAGATCAAGCAGGACTTGCCACCTCTGATTTCTTTAATGATTTACTTGGATAATATAAAATGGAGAACACTATGAAACTACCAAGCGTTGCGCTACCAAAATATCAAATTCATGTACCATCAACAGGCGAAAAAGTATTCTATCGCCCATTTGTTGTGAAAGAGGAAAAGGTATTACTCATTGCACTCGAAAGTGGAGAATACCCAATGATTGCAAAAGCAATCAAGGACATCGTAAATTCTTGTACATACGAACAACTCGACGTTGAAACTATGCCTATTTTTGACATATGTTACTTGTTCATTAACATTAGAGCCAAATCAGTGGGTGAAACGGTAGAACCAAATCTAATTTGCAAGTCGTGTAAATTTAAAAACCCAACAGAAATTAATTTGTCAGAGATTCAGGTAATGGGGGATCTCAGCAAAGATAAAAAATTAAAACTTGGTGAAAACGTTGGTATGGTTTTAAAATATCCTGCTCTAAACACTGAAGAAGATGTTGATGGTGTAGATCTTTCTTTACACTCCATTGCAGATTGTATTGAAATGATATTTGAAGGTGATAATGTGTTTAAAGCAGAGGACATTAAGAAAGAGGAATTGGTGGGTTTTATTGAAAACCTAACACATCAACAGTTTGAAAGCATTCTTGAATTCTTTGCAGAAATGCCTAGACTTTGCCATAGCGTAAATTATACATGTTCACAGTGTGGTGAAAAGAACGAAGTAACATTGGAGGGACTTGGTGATTTTTTTCTCTGACTCTCTCACATGAATCATTAGTCTTATTTTACAAACTCAATTTCCAGATGATGCAGCACCACAAGTATTCACTAGAAGAGTTAGAAAATATGATGCCATGGGAGAGAGAAGTTTATACAAGTCTTTTAGTACAACATATAGACGATCAAAATAAAAAGATGGAACAAGCAAAAGGGTAAATTAAGTGTCAGATAGAATCGAACAATTAGAAAAGAAAATTGCGGATGCAAGATTAAAGATTTCTTCAAATCTTTCCCCCGGTGGTGATCCTAGCCAACGTGGTGCATCTCTCTTCAATACTATACTCGGTTCGAAGGTTGGTGGTTTTTTATCTAATGTTCCTGCCAGTGTAACAGAAGCCAGAAGAAGACAAGCAGAAGGTGAACTGAAGAGAGCAGAGTCTCAATTAGAGAGAGAAAAGAAGAAGAGTAGATTCGAGTCTCATACACCATCCGAAGCAGCAGAAGAGTCTAGAGAAGGTGACGTAAGAGAAACCGAGATAGTCGCAAAAGAAGATGAAGTCGTAGATCATCTTAGAGCGATTAGATCAAACACTGATGCTTTGGTTGGTAATCCATCTATTGTTGCGATTGGTGGTATGGGGAGAGGAAGAGCCGGTGCTGCTGGTGCTGATGGGATAATGGGTTCGGGACTCGATGCAATGGATCTTGGATTGTTGGGTACAATGATTCTACCAGGTCCACTGAAAGCACTTGCAAAATCTAGAGTTGGACAATTTGTAACAGGATTCTTTACAACTGCAAAGGTTGCCCAAACCGGACAAATGGGATTTGCAGGAATTCAAGCAGCACGAATGGCACAGACTGCAAAACAAGGAAGAATGGCAAGTGCAGTTACAGGTTTATCAAAGGCAGCAAGAACCATCAGCATGGGTAGGTTCTTTGGTGGACTGGTAAGTTTCGGTATCACCGAAGCAATTTATCAAATAGGTAATGCGATGATCGAAGAAGCCAATGACGAGATCAGAGCAAACGAAGTTCTGTTAAATGTCAGTGGAATGATGGACAAAGATAAGCAGGGCAGAACCAGATCCACTAACGTAGGAATGCAAACAGACGCATTTGGTAATACCATACCCGGAACAGGAATGGTACTGCGTGATCCTGCGAAGGGTGATGCCCCCGGAGAACTACCCAAGCACACGATTGCTAGAGGTTTGTTGCGAGAAAACGAACATTTAGTTTACGAGAGACTGAGAGCAGCCCATCAAGCATTTGAGAGAAATGAAGATGGTATTGGTGTAGAACAAATGGAAGCAGCACAGACCTTATTAAGAGATAGAGGTCGTATCGCTTCTATGCTTTCGCCTAGTAGTCTTGAAGAAGCACTGGGAATACTTCGATTTGAAGGAACAAATATATTTGGTGCTGCTACAATGGAACTTAATGGTGTGGGTGATGAAATTAATTCTCTACTAGAACCACATGATTACTCCAAGTTCAGACAAACACTAAGTCTGTTAGAACAGTTCGATCCGCAAAGCAATAAAGGAATAAAGAATTTACAACAGGCTCAAGTTGGACGAACCACTACCATGTTTACCGGACAAGGTGCAATAGACAAAGGTCTAAATGCTATGGGGTTCGAGGGGTTACGAAGAACAGAAACAGGAACAGAGACTATAATCAGCGACAGGTTAGAGTCTAGTTTGAGACAAAGGCGAGAGCGAATGAGTGGTTCTGCTAGTTCTGTTTCTGTTGCTCCTAGTTCTGTTAATGGTATGGTTTCTTTGGACAGGAATGCGGCAGGAACTTTTGATAGACTAATGCTTTCATCTGGAACAGAATTGAGAGACGTAGGTTTGTATAATGTAAATGCCCCTAGCATTTCACAGACAAATACCACCAACTATATTGCAGATTCTGGCGGTGATAATTCTTATGGGGATCATGATCGCATAGATTTGTTGGCAGCAGCAAACAACGACTACAGAAGAGGATAAAAAAACCCCCCTCCGAAGAGGGGGGTTCGCTCATGAGGGTTTAAATGTATTAACCTTCATTAGCCAACTTCTCGAAGTAAGACAGTGCATCTTCATTTTGAACAGAATCACCAGCACTGGTGCTTTCCTCTGAAGTTCCAGAACTTTCCTCCTGAATGTTGGAGGTCTCAGCGGTCTCTGAGAATCGAGTGTCACCCTTTAGAACAGAATCGAGTTTAGTCTTCAACTCATCATAAGTCTTAAAGTTGGACGGGGACAGGAATTCCTGAAGAGAATACTGACTCTTCCAGAGTTCCTCCAACTTTTCGTCATCACCATCAAGAAGTGCGGATGAAGTTTCAAACTCACTCTTGTCGTAGTTAACGAATCCTGCAACCTTACGAATCTTGAGACGGAAGTTTGCACCCGTCCAGAGATCGAATGGATTGACTGCTTCGTCATCTTCGAATTCAGGTTGCATCTTGTCCATGATCTTATCAAAGATCTTCTTCCCGAACTTGTAAAGGAAAACCTTTCCTTCGTTGTCTGGGTTCTTTGGATCACTAACGACAACGATGTTTGCAAAGTAACTCAGACGGCGCTTTCGCTGCCTTGCAATTTCCTTGTCCGAATCAATACCACTGTTCCAGAGTTGACTGTTCATTTCAGAAACAGGATCCTTCTGTCCTAGTGTGGTGAGACTGTTCTCGATATACCAACCACCAGGTCCCTTGAACCCATGATTGAAAACACGAACCCACGGGAGTTCTTCGTTTTGTGGTGCAGGGAGGAATCGAATAACCGCATATCCGTTTCCTGCCTTATCAGTTTCAGGCTTCCAGATCCGATCATCCTTGTAGGACTCGCTCTTGCTGTTCAACTTGTTCAGTTCGCCGGTCAACTTTTCGAAGTTTGAACGTGAACCACTCTTTAGATCTTTAAATGACATAGCATTTCCTTTGTGTTGTGTACGATGTGTACGGTGTATGAACGTATATTAAGTATACAGTATTTATACCTGTTGTCAAGTAATTATACTGGTAATTTTGTAATTTTTGGGAGGAGATTGGAGTCTTCGCCTTCTTGCTGAATCTTTTCGATCAGAGGTTTAGACAGAAGTTTTGCACCTGATGGAAAATCAATATCAAATTCATCACAGGCATTAATTACGGCAGTAATGTAAGAGTTGCATATTTCAGCCTCTTTTTCCACCAGTTGACAAAAATTAAATTCAATTGCACTCATGTAAGTCTCCTTTATATGTATTAATTATACACCATATAAATCCAATGTCAATTCCTTATACATATAAAGTAATCAATATTTTGATAATCAGGAGAATAATTAATGTCTGCATCTAAAAAAGGCTCAGTTCAACTTTCAGCGGTTCAGGGAACCACTGGTTCTTATGTTCTAACTGAAACTCATGGTCAAACTTGCACTGGTATTAGTTCAGGCGTAAGTGGATACACTGGAGACTATGATGTTCAGGTGAACAAACTTGCTTGGGGCTCTACTGGTGAGTTTCACTGGGTAAATGAAAGTGTAATTTCGGTATCTGGAACGTCATGTGGTGCCGGTCCTCTTCCCGTTCAACTTAGATCATCCGCAGGAGCAGCAGTAAGCACAACTGCAATCAATGGTTCTACAAGCAGATCAATTGATGTTAGTTTGGTAAACCAAGGTGGTTCTGCTGCACAAATCGATATTTCCAATGCAAGTGCCGGTGGTGGTGCAACGACTGGTAGATACCTTGCTGTTGCCGGTACTACAAACGGTGCATATGTTCCCGTTGCAGGTTCCACTGTTGGTGGTGCAATTCCTCACGTTGGTGCGACAACTGACACTGGTTCTACGTTCTCTACTAACGCAACTGCTGCGAAAGCAAGAGGTACAACTGGTGCATTCATCGGAACTATTTCTGCCAAACTAAG